GCTTCACCTTCCGCGCTGCTTCGATCTGTGCTTTACAGGAATAGTAAAAATCGTTCAGGTCGTCCGTGCTTGCAAAGCAAAGAATCAGGCGGCCAATAGACCTATTCGCTCTAGTCAATCCTTTTGGCGCGGCTTGCGGCGCTGGAGCCGCCTGCATCACAGCGGCGGCGTTGCGTAGTTCTTCTGGGGTCATAACGAAATATCTCCTTGTATATCCTGTTCAACGCACAGCAGGATGGACTGCCGGCGCTCAGGCAAGCGGGTTTCGGCTACCTGCATCGCGGCCAGGCACTTTTCGTCGGTCTGGTAGTAGGTTTTCTGGGCCACGCATTCCTCCGAGTGCAGGGCGCACACGATCACAATGAGGGCGATCATGCGATCACCACATCAATCAAGAACCACGGCTCCATACCTGCGGTCCGCACCGCCTTCTTTGCCTCGATAACCGCCTGCAGCCGGCTGACTGTCGAAACGACATGCGTGAACGGCACAGTCATGCCGGTAGGCGGCTTGGCCGACATGACAACAACAGCGCGCACCGGCTGCGCAATCCTGACGTTTTCGCGGGCACTGGTTATCCCTAGGGCCAGTGCCATTTCTTTTTCGGTCAACTTATTCATGTTCAGCCCCTTGCCTGTCGAGTTCAGACCACTCTTGCCTGAGCAGCTTTTTGGCCCTGGCGCTTGCCATGCGCTTGTCGCAGGCCTCGCGCCTTTTCGGCGTCATCCACTCCTTGATTTCTTTCTTCGGCTCCCGCTTCAGGATCGCATCCGGATCAACCCATGCAGTTCGCCTGCGCGGCCTGGGCTGGAAGCCCGGGACTACATGGATTGCTCCGCGATATTCGGCGACCATCGACGAGAGGTTTTTTGCGACCTCTTGAGCTGGCGCCTGCCGATTCATCTGGTGCGCCTTGCGATTACTGCGCAGATCGCCATCGCCATCGAGAAGAAAACAAACAGAAAGCGCCCCTCTGGCGGCCAGTCCAGAGGGTCGAACTTCAGCGCAATGAAGGCGGCCAGCCCGTAAAACAGCAAAAACGAAAACACAAAAACGAGCACAACTTTCAGGTAAACGGTCATCAGTATTCCCCTATCACTTTGGTTACGGTCAGACCCAGCAGCTTCAGCCTGCGGCGCACCGCCGTGGCGCCTATGCCAACCAGTTCTGCCATTTCGGTTGTGTTGACTCCAGCGCCCGCCAGGCGCTCCAGCTCTGCATCAATCTCCATCGTCCAATGGAAGTGCCCTGACCTTTTTGGCTTTGCGCGCTTGAGCTTTGTCGTCGGATCTATCTTTGTGCTGCGCGGGCGCGGTCGAACCACCCCCGCAAACCCACTCACCACTTCAATCCGACCAAACTGCTCGACCGCCTGCCGCAGCTCTTCTGCCTCGCGCTGCTTCTCTGTCTGCAGGTTCATGCGGCATCCCCTAGAACGGAATGTCGTCATTTATGAAAGCCTCTGCGTCAGGCTGCGGCGCCTGCTGGCGCTCCGGGCGGGCCGGACGTGCGGCTTGGCCTTCGGGCTTGCCGCCGAGCAGCTGCAGGGTTCCCTGCATATCCACGACGATTTCCGTGGTGTACCGCTTGACGCCATCCTTCTCCCACTCGCGGGTCTGCAGCTTGCCTTCGATGTAGCACTGCGAACCCTTGCGCAGGTACTCGCCGGCAATTTCGGCCACCTTCCCGAACAGGGAAACGCGATGCCATTCGGTTTTTTCGACCATCTGGCCGGTCTGCTTGTCCTTCCACTTCTCGCTGGTGGCCAGGCTCAAGTTTGTGACCGCATTGCCATTCGGCAGGTAGCGGGTTTCTGGATCTTGGCCACAGGTGCCAATCAAGATGACTTTGTTTACGCCTCTCATGCTGCTGCTCCTTTGGATAATGTTTCGCTTTTGACTTCAATGACGGTGCCGCCCAGCGCCTGCATCCCGACGGCGGCCGCCACTGCGGCGCCCTCGATGACAACGGTGATGCGACGGGCTGCTACATAAGTGGCCGCCTGGGCAACCGCAGCTGGTGCGGGCCGCGCAATTGCAGCTGCCGGCTCTGGCGCGGCTGGCGCCTTGCTTGCTTCATTTTCTGAAGCGAGCTTGGCCAGTTCCTCTGCACGGATCTGCTCGCGCTGGGCTTCCAGCTTTTTGGCTTGCTCGGCTTCGTGCTCACTGATGCGCGACTTAATCACCGCGATCAGGTCATCATTGGCCTTGAGCACAAGTTGCTGGCGATCACCAAACAGGGAACGGTGATCGCCAGCCAGCTCGCGCAGCGTTTCCAAATTGGCCGCGATGCTTTCGGCGACGGCGTTGGCCTCGATCTTGGCGCGTGCCAGCTCGGTGTCGATTGCGTCACGCATGTTGTCCAGCTTGCTCTTGCCTTTCATTGCGCCGGCAAAGTCGGCAGCGATAGGCGGCAGCTGGACGCTACCAAGGCGCTTGTTGATGGCGGCGATATGCTCAGCCAAGGCGGTTTCGCCAGCCTGCTTAATCTCGGTCTTGATTGACAGCTCCTGCGCCTTGACCAGCTTGTCCACCTTGAGGCGGGTTTCGCGGGCGTTGGCGCTGATGCGATCCAGCGAGCGGAACAGTTCGTCGATGCTTTGTGTCTGGCTCAACGCCTGCTTTTTGGCTTCCGCCACTGCAGACTCTACGTCGCCGCACCATTTCACCGCCTTTTTGGCATCAGCGAAGTCTTGATCGGTTGTCAGCTTGGTTTTCACCGAGCCAATCACCGCCAGGGCGGATTCCTCAAAGGCTTTCAGGTTGCTGCCAGTGACCATTCCGGTCAGCTCGATGCGCAGCGCAGGCAGCTCGTCAGGCGCCTTGCCAACCGCAGCGGGCGAGGCCTCAACATGAACGTATGCTTTCATGTCCTCTTCAAACTGCGCCCAGCCTGCGATCAACTGCTCGGCGCGCCCCGGCACCGGGGCATAGAACATGCTGACAAGGTTTTCCGATGTTCCGTCAGACACAACGAAGAGCACTTCGTCTGCACCAGACACCAAGAGCTGCTGCTCAAGCTGCCAGTAGTACGCCGGGGTTAACTCGCCATCCTGCACGGCAGCAGCCAGCGAAGCATTCCACAGCTTATGCTCCCATATCAGCTCGCCGGATTCAGAACGGCCATCTAGGGAGGCCAGCAGATTGCCGGCCGTCATAACTGCCGGAATCAATTTCTCGCCGACCATTGCGGAAGCGATTGGCCTGGCTGATTCTTCGGCGGCATGGCCACGGTCAAAAAGGTATTGCATCTGCTTCGTTACTGGCGCGCAGACGCCTGCCTTTTTCAGAGCCATCAGCTCGGTGCGGGTCATGTAATTGCTTGCGCCCATCATCGCCGCTGCTTCTGATGCGTTGAATTTGGTTGCGCGCAGATCAAGCCATTCAGGGGTGTTTGGCTTGATTTCGGTGTGGAGCTTTCTCATACGATTTCACCTTCAATTGGCTGCATGCTGTTGATAGTTTCGATTTGCGTTTCCGAAAGCGTGAACTTTGCGGATACGGCTTCGATGACTTGCGCTGGCGTTTTCTTGCCAGACTCTATGTCTCGCTGCCACCTGGGCAGGAAGCTTGAAAAGCTGCTTTCGGAGTAGGGTGGATTTACGCTCGGCTCAGAAGGCGCGCTCTCCGCTGCAGGAATGCTCTCCGCTGCAGGCGTTACGTCACGCGCCTCAATCAGCTCTTTGCCTTCCATTTCGTCGGCTGTCGGCTGCGATCCGACTTCGGGGAATGCTTTGCGCAACGCCTGCGCTTCTGCGCACTTGGCAAGCTGGGCGTATGGACGGCGCGACCACATGGAATTAGCCACCATCTGCCCGGTCGTCTTGTCTTTCATGGTTGCGAAGTTCTCTTTCCAGCGCTCCAGCGCCACGAACTCGCAAACCTGTCCACCGGCAATCGCGCGCTTAACGCTGACCTTGCACCATGCCGGGTAAGTCACTGTCTGACCGCCGATGGCCTCGGTAACGTCAGGCCCGAACTCAGGCTCAGACACGCCGGCATACTGGCCAGTGCGCGATGCCTGAATGCGATACAGCCCAATGCCCGGCATGATCTGGTCTACATAGCCACGCGCTGCAGAGCTGTACATCGGCACGATATGTACCGGCTTCTGCATGGGGTCGAGTCCAGCTGCTTTGCAGTAGGACAGGACAAGGTTTACCGATGCCTCTGCAGCGCCAGGGTATAGGCTGCTGCGCAGGACGTTGATTAGCTCGCCGTCAGTGACGGCAACTGCGCTGTGATTTATTTTCGCTACATTGCTCATGGTCATACTCCAGTTATCCAACCAGCGAGCGCGCTGGCGATGATAAAAACGGTCAAGAAGGTTGCGCAGCGGGCTGCGTCCATCGCGGTCACAGGCGCACCTCCAAGATCCACCAGCCGGAAACCCGGCCAAAACTCGCAGCACACTCACGGCCGTCAGCGATGGCGCGGGCAATCACTGCCCCGGCATGCTTGTCCACATAGAACAGGCTCACTGGTTGTCTGCCCTTAGCTGCTGGGCGGCCTCTTCTGCGATTGGCTTCAGCAGACTCTCGGCAACGTCATAGCCGAAAGCGATGGGCTTCATGCCCATGTCAAAGATCAGCTCATGCAATGCTTCGCGGGCCATGGATTTGTTTTCGTCTAGTACCGCTGCAATCAGCCAGCCGAGCGCGTCGTAATCGAGCGCGATGGTTTTCATCCGCTCGCCGATTGCGATGGTGTAGGTATCGAAGTCAACGCCGCAGTGGCTGTTTACCCGGTAGTCGCGGCCTTGAACCAGCTGCGTTGCCGCGCCGTCCAGCCAGTTCGCGCCCATGTCCGTTTCAAGGAAGGCCGGCTGATCGTCGGGTATCTGCATGTCGTAGATGCGTTGTGCTGCTGCCAGTGCGTTCATGTGTTGCCTCCCGCTCCAGCCCCGCCCGGGGCCAATCAGTTTGCGGTAAACCCGCAAGGCGAACATTACGCAACGTATTTCTCAGAAGCAATAGGCCGTAATAAAAAAAATACGGAAAGTTTTGGCCTGTAAAAGCTACCACCCGGGCGCGGGCGTTTTATGGTAGTGGCTATGCGGGGGGGGTTAGAAGATTGAGCTGGGCATCTTGGCGTCAACAACTCGGCCAAGGACGAGCATGTCGTCGCGCATCCGGATCATCCGAAATTCTGGATTGAGGGCGCGCAGATAGCCGTCCCCTGCATCACGGACGTACTGCCTGAATGCTATGTCGCTTGGGCTGAGCATGACCACATAGAACTTTTCGGGGATGAGGTAGAAGCCTTCTGTCTGCACCAGAATGTGCATCCCGCTCGGGAAGCCGTGCCCGTCAACCGGCGAAATCATCGAGTTGCCCCGCACGGTGAACCAAAAGGCTCGCGGGCCGGCATTAACCTCTGAGGGGAGAAATGTTGTTGCGGGTGACGGCTCGCCGCGATGGGCTGCCAGAATGGCTGATTCGCTCATCACCGGGTGCGAGATGCCGAGCGGCGGTTCGCCAGGCTGCTTTCCACCTCCGATCAGGAGTGGCGGCAGGCCCAGCTCGGACAGCAGGCGCTGGATGGTTTTAAGGTCTGGCTCTCTCCGCCCAGTCAGCCAGTGCGCCACCGCGCCCTGGGACACCCCGATCTTCTCGGCAAGCGACTCCTGTGTGATGCGCATATCCCGCATGCGCCCTCTGACGACCTCATTCCAGCTCTGCATTCTGTGACCTCTCAGGTCGATGCTACCTGCGTCCCCGCCGATAACAACGAACAGGGCGTATTCTCGCTTGCGACAAAAAAATACTGTATGTATTATCCGTGGGCAGGAATACGGAGTCCGAATATGTGCAACCTCAAAAACTACCGAAACCGGGCGCGAATCACGCAAGCCCAGCTGGCGGCAAGGGTCGGAGCTACGCAGTCGGCCATTTCACACTACGAACTGGGGCGGCGCCGGCCAGGCCTTGCTTCGTGCCGGATGCTGCTGGCAGCTCTTGGCGACTTGGGCGTGGAATGCACGCTCGATGAAGTTTTCCCGCCAGTCGCCGCATAGGGGTAGATGGCATGACCGAATCCGATTTGGCACGCAAGAACCACGCTGCGATTTTGCGCAGGCTTTCCGCTGTCGGTTTGAAAGCCGTCGCCGACGTGCTCGGCGTGCATGAATCGACGGTATCCAGAATGAAAGACCCGGGCGGCTTGATCGAGTCGTCTGCCGCCCTGCTCGCATCACTGCATCTGTCCGTCATCGACGAGTGCGAGCAGACGTATGACCCAGAAATCATCAAAGCACTGCACACGATGGCGAGGCTCGGGTTTGAGCAGTCGCCTGAAATCGCGTCAATCAAAAAGTAGGCAAAAAAAAGCCGCCTGGCAGGGCGGCTCTCAATCAACACAGTCGAGGTGTGTATGCACGAAATTATAACCCAAACCGCTGTAACTATGTCCAGCCGTCAGATCGCGGAACTGACCGGGAAAGAGCACCGCAACGTGGCGCGTGACATTCGCGCAATGTGCGATGGGCTTGGAGTAGATGCGCTCAGTTTTGAGCACATCTTTTTTGACAGCATGAACCGCCAGCAGACTGAATACTTGCTGGACGAAGAGCTGACTCTGTGCCTGACCAGCGGCTATGACGTTAAGCAGCGCATGGCGATCATCCGCCACTGGAAGCAGATGCGTGACGCGCCACAGTTCAAGATCCCGCAGACCTTGCCAGAGGCTCTGCGCCTGGCCGCAGACCTTTCAGATCAAGTCCAGCTCCAGCAGCAGCAGCTTGCCATTGCCTCACCGAAAGCAGAGGCGCTTGACCGCATCGCTACCGCCGACGGCCTTTTGTGCATAACCAGCGCAGCAAAGCATCTGCAGGTTCGCCCCAAAGATCTTTTTGCATTCCTGCAGGAGCGCCAGTGGATTTACCGGCGCGCAGGTGGCGGCGGCGGCTTCCTGGGCTACCAGCCGCGCATCCAGCAGGGGCTTCTTGAGCACAAGGTCACGGTCGTTTCGCGCAGCGACGGCAGCGAGAAGGTGACGGAGCAGGTGCTTGTCACCGGCAAAGGAATGGCCAAGTTGGCGCAGATGCTGGAAGCGGGGGCGCAATGAATTTCTACCCATTCCATGTCGGCGACTACCACCTGCGAACCGCGCACCTTGAGCCGCTTGAGGATCTTGCGTACCGCAGACTGATCGACCTGTACTACGTCAACGAAGGCCCGCTGATCGGCACTGCAGAGGCGCTGGCGCGGATCATCCGCATGCGTGCTCACGCTGCCGACGTGGCTGTCGTGCTGGCCGAGTTCTTCGTCCAGACAGAGGCTGGATGGCAGCACGGACACTGCGACGAGGTGGTCGCCCAGTACCAGACGAAAGCCAAAGCTGCCGCCGAAAATGGCCGCAAAGGTGGGCGCCCAAAAAAGCCAGCAGGAACCGAGACTGATGGTGTGGCTAAACCGGAAATAACCCAACCCTTTACGGATGGTAAACCGGAAATAACCCAACCCAAAACTAACCAAGAACCAATAACCAATAACCAAGAACCAATAGAAGATCAAAAGACTTCGCCCTCCGGGCTGGCCAGCGAGTCGAGGGCCAATCATGAGGCGACGTTTGAGATTTTCTATTCGGCCTACCCGCTCAAGAAAAGCAAAATCGCGGCACTGAAGGCGTGGCTCAAGCTGAAACCGGACACCGCACTGGTCGCCACGATCATGCGACAGCTTGAAATCCAAGTCCGGTCTGACGACTGGAACCGCGACGGCGGCAGATACATCAAGCACCCATCAACGTGGATCAATCAGCAGTGCTGGACGGACGAGGTACGCCACAATGAAATCAGCAAGCGAATTGGCGCAGTCGATAGCATCGACAACAGCGCGGTCGGCCGAGTCAAGCAGGCCATTGCCGAAAGAACTGCTCGGGAAGCTGCCGCAGCAACACATGGATACCTTGTCGCTGAAGATGGCGGAAATGTACGGCCACCGCTGGACGGGGAGTGTTGGCGTGTCGTTTGACCAGCAGCACGCCTGGGCGACCGTGCTGGGCGGCATAACCGCGAAGCAAATCGCCTGCGGCCTTGGCGTCCTGGCGCTTGGCGGCGCGAGCTGGCCGCCATCCGCGCCGGAGTTTCGGGCCATGTGCCTGTCCGGCGAGGCTGACAGTCTCGACCTGCCGTCAGAAGCCGAGGCTTTCCGCGAGGCGTGCGCGATGGCGCACCCGTCCCGCACCGGCAACTGGAGCCACCCAGTCGTGCGGCACGCAGCGATGGCGACGGGTATGTGGGAGTTGATGCACAACCAGGCCGACGTGACCCGAAGGATTTTCGCGGTCGAGTACGCAAGAGCAAAGGCCGATGCGCTTGCCGGCCGGGCGTTCCCAGACCCGGCGACCCTGCTACCTGAAACCGTCGAGGTACACGCAACCCCAGAGCAGGCCCAGGCCGCCCGGGATCAACTGAAGGCGATTCTGGGGAGGGCGCGCAGTGTCTGATTGGATGCGAGTCGTTTTTGCCGCCGAGTGCGACGAATGCCCCGACTGCGGGGAGCCGGTCTGTCCGGTGTGCGTCGAGCATTACGCAGACTGCGAGTGCCCAGGCCCGACACAGGACGATATGTACGAGTACCGAGAAGGCCCGGAAGGCCTTGAGGCCCGGCTTCTGGACGAGGAATTGATTGATGGCTGATGTTGCCGACGTTGCACAGGATCTGATCGAGCGCGAGGACGCAATGCGCAGCCAGGCGAGGGATGCGCGCAGGGCTGCAGCAGAGGCCGCCCGCGCAGTGACCGAGTGCGAAGAGTGTGGCGCCGACATACCCAAGGCGCGCCAGAAGGCCGTCAGGGGCTGCACGCTTTGCATCGAGTGCCAGAGCGTGCGCGAGCACGTCGGGAGGGTGCGCCGTGGCTAAGCCAAAGCCGATGCCGGTGTATCTGGTACTGCGCAAGCTGGTAGACCCGGCAACGGGAAAGGAAATCGCGGCCTTCGTCGCGTCATCCGATACCGACAGGGCGATCCTGCGCGAGCGCAATTACCGGGTAAACACGAAGATCCGCGCCGAACTCAAGCAGCCCCGCAACGAGCGGTTCAACCGGCTTGTGCATGGCCTCGGCAGCGTTCTGGCCAGTAATCTGGATCGGTTCGCAGGCAAGCAGGCGCATGCGGCAGTCAAGGCGCTGCAGACTGAGGCGCTGGTGTACTGCGACGTGGAGGTGTTCGACCTTCCCGGCCTGGGCCAGCTCACCCGGCACGTTCCGCAGAGCCTGTCATTCGACTCAATGGGCGAAGAGGTCTTTCAGGACTTCTGGCGCCAGTGCTGCGCGTATCTGGTGGCAACCGACTGGCCGACTCTCACAGAAGAAAGGCTGACTGAAATGGCCGAATTTGAGTCGTTCAAGGAGGTTGCATGAGCTGCGGAAATTGTCACAAGTGCGTGGAAGGCAAGTTTGTACAAGTTGGAAAGCTACAAATTCCGATTAGCTTTTCCCGAATGATTCTCTGCCCGGAGTGCGGGAACAAACGCTGCCCGAAAGCAAGTGACTGCTCGCTGCCTTGCTCAAAAAGCAATGAGCCAGGACAGAAAGGGAGCGTTTTCCAGTGAGAGGTAGCAAGCCGAGCGCGGCAGAGAAAAGGTTGCACGACCAGCTCGCGCAGCTCGGCTGCATCGCGTGCCGCATCGACGGAAACCGCCAGCCAGTTGTCAGCATCCACCACATCGACGGACGCACCAAGCCAGGCGCGCACCTGAAGGTTTTGCCGCTCTGCGCTGGCCACCACCAAGACGGAACTGGCGCAGCAGGCCTGATCGCTGTGCATCCGTGGAAACGACGTTTTGAAGAGAGGTACGGGCACCAGCTCGACCTGCTCGCCCACTGCATGACCCTGATAGAGGTAAAGCAATGACCAAGCACGACCACTACAAGCGCGACGTATCGCACCTCAAGAGCATCGACGTGTACCGGGTCATCGACCTGTTCGGAATCACCTGCCCAGTCGCCCAGCACGTCCTGAAGAAGTCGATGGCGGCCGGCAAGCGCGGCCACAAGGACGTGCGCAAGGACTGGCAGGACATACGCGACAGCGCAGAGCGCAAGCTGCTGATGCTGGAAGAGGACGCCAGGTCAGAAGAAACACCGGAAGAGAGCATCGAGTTCAGGGATTACAGCCGCCAGCGCAAGGCCGCGATCTGGACTGACCCTTTCGCCGACTGGAATGAGTGGGCGTGCGGAGAGGAAAATCCGGCCGGCGAGAGAGTTGTCGAGGTTGAGTTCCGCTCAGGCGAAATCGGCGTGGCCCTCGCGTCGGTGCTGAGCTGGAGGACGCAGGGTAACTCCAGCGACATACGCCGCTGGCGCTACAAGAACGCATGAGCACGGTCGTCGAGTTCTGGTCGAGGCACAGCGCAACCGCTTTGCGCTCGCCATCCGGTTACATCATCGAGCGCACCACCTACCCGGGCGGGCCGGTGGACACCGTTTTCATTTGCTGGTCGCCGGCCGGGAAGGTGATCGGCGGATCAAGCGGGACAGGGATCAGCGCAGCCGCCGCGAAGCAGCTATGCGCCGACCACGAAGCAAGGAGCCGGACATGATCTACGACATACAGCCAGTGCCAAAGCCGCGCATGACTCAGCGTGACAAGTGGGCGAAGCGCCCGGCAGTGCTCAGGTATCGGGCCTTCTGCGACCAAGTGCGCGCCCAGGGCGTCGAGCTGCCAGATGCGGGGGCGCACATCACGTTCATGCTGCCCATGCCGGGGTCATGGAGCCGCAAAAAGCGGCAGCTCATGCTGGGCGCGCCGCACAAACAGAAACCGGACGTGGACAACCTGGCCAAGGCGCTGCTCGATGCGTGCCGCGACGAGGATCAGGGTGTCTGGGATCTGCGCACCACGAAACGCTGGGCGCACCTTGGCGGCATCGAAATCACCGTGGGAGAAGTGCAATGACCGAGTACCTGACTGCAGCAGATGCCGAGGCGGCGCGCAAACCCACGAGTGACCTGGTGCTGGAGGCGATAAAAGACCTCACCTCGCATGAGCAGATAGCAACCCGGGAGACAGTGCAGCACATCACCGGGGTCAAGCTGACGCTGGTAGACGACGCGCTCAAGACCCTCACAAACAAGCAGCTCATTGCCCGGGTTCAGCGGGGCGTCTATGTGCTGATCCACCAGCACCCGGAGGCGCGCATCGTTTCGATGACCCAACTTCCCGACGGCACGATCAAGCTGGACGTGGGCGACGACGTGTACACGCTCACCCCGCGAGAGGCCCGACTGGTTGCGACAGCCCTCGCCGGCATCCAGATGCAGGCAGCGGTCATCGAGTCCGGCCATCAGGCCGCGATAACCAACGGTCTGCTGAGCGTGCGCATGCACCAGCTGGAGCGAGAGGTGCGCGAGGCGATGGCTGGGCGCAGGAAGGTACGGGCGGCGCGTAAAAAGGAAACAGATTCCTAATAAAGATATTGACCGAGGAAACCGTTGCCTATATATATGTCACTCCCGCAGGGGAAAAAGGCCAGCCATACCGGCGAGGCGAACAGGAGAGACAAAAATGGAAAAGCCAGATCGCAACGAAGTAAACAACGCCAAGAACCGCGCTCGCTGGGCCGCTGAGCAGAACAAGCGCAGCGGTTACGATTTTCCGGCTGGGTCACAGCGTCATTGGGATGCAATCGACTCAGTGTGGATTGTCACCTTTGCGACTGGTGAAGTAATCGAATTCGGCAACTGCTAATCACTCAATGCCGGCCCCCGCACTAGGGGCAAGGCGCACAGGAGATTCACCATGCACATTGCCAAACACGCCGCCGATAACATCACCGCCCTGCGCCAGATCGCCGACCATGCGCCTATCCAGCGCGAAGATTTGCTGGCCCTTCGTGAACTCTGCTGTGAGTGCAGTGATATTCGCGCGTACAGGAAGGAAGTCCTCGCTGCCTACGAATCCCTCGACGCAGCTCTGAGCCTGTACGAAAACATCGGCTATGGCGCGCTCTGCGACTGGCAGCTGATGCGGGCGGCCGACATTCTGACCTCGGTCGCCAAGCTCGAAACGCACATCCCCGGCTAGGAGATTCACCATGACCATTTCCACCATCCGCCGCTACACCGACGACGACAAAGCCCGGGTGCGCGCAGCCGCTGAGCGTTTCTGCCAGCGCCACAGCATCAACCCCGACCAGTTTTCGGACGAAGAAACCGCCGCAGAGACTGCGATTGACTTCGCGCTGTGGAGTGCGCACCCAGAGGACAAAGCCCGCCTGCGCAAGCTGTGGACTGACTGCTACTGCCGCGCCCTGAAAGTGCCGTATGACGTGCGCACCACCACCGGCAACGGCTACATCGGAGTGAGCGTCTGATGACCACCAAAATCAAGCTGAGCGACCCCAGCTACGTCCTGGCCTACTGCAACGAGCGTGGCTACTCGGAGATTTACCCCTACGAGGTCGTGCGGCACGTCAGCCGCACCATCGTCGAGGTGCGCCGGATGAATTACCTGCGCGATCCGAAGTGGAAGCCGGAAATATCCCCGGGCGGGTTCGCCGGACACTGCAGCAACCAGAGCGAGCAGACCTGGCTCTATGAGTCAGACCCGGACGCGCCGGTAATCCGGGTGCGCTGGGCGCCGGCAAAGCGCCAGTGGCAGTACAAAGGGACGCGCTTCGTCATGTCGCACAGCCCGCGCTACTTCCACGACTACAATTTCTGAGGCCGAAACCATGAGCAAAGCCAAAGTAACCCAAGCCAAACCCAAGGCTTTGGTGGATCTTTTCACGGACTACGACAAGCTGCGCTGCGTTATGACCACCCTGCGCTCCAAAGTCTCTGACGGCGGCATCGACTACAGCGAATTCACCCGCTGCAAGCTGACCCGCAAGGGTGGGTTCCGCAAGATCGACCCAAACCAGATACGCATCGCCCTGCGCGACAGGTTCGGCGAGCAGTGCAGCCATGAGCATGACTGCTGCGGCTGCATCTGCGGCGGCCCCGGCCGGATCGAGGTAAAGCGCGGCGCAGTGCTCTTCACGACCTACTACACGCGCAACGTGTAAAATACGGCTCACCCATCCGAGCCGCACCGTAACTGGTGCTACGGTAAGCCCGAGCCAGGCGGGTGAATGGGACTGGCCCGATCACCTGCTATGCGTCGGGAGTTCCCAGCGGGCAGGCTGCATCGGAGTGACGATAGTCGCTGTCGTCACCCCCATGCAGAACATAGGATGCACAATCAAAAGTGTGTGGCCTGCTAAGCACGCAACGCACCCACACAGACCAGAGGATGCACGCATGACCACCCCAGACTGGCTACGCCGGCTCATTGCCGAATCGGGCATGTCACAGCGCGAGGCTGCGCAGGCTATCGGTATCTCGCCGCGCATGATGCGCTACCACCTCGCGCCAGAGGGCACGTCGCAGCACAGGCCGGCGCCACCCGCCGTTGTGCTGGCCATCGAGTACCTGGCTTGGCGAGAGCGCACCTTTGAGAGCTGGTTTGCGTCCCAGCCCGTCGATCTGCCGATCAGCGCCCGTGCTGTGTGGGATGCGGCAAGGGAGTGGCCAAAACCATGAGCGGAGCGTTTGACGGGGCTGCTAAGCCTATCCAGAAAACCCATACCGTAGAGGTCAGCTACTGGAGCTGCGGCCTGGATGCTGATGGACACTGGCATATCACAGAGGCTGGGGCTGCCGATTGCATGGCGAGGCAGCGGCGACCAGCCAGGATTTCTGTTGAGTGGACTGATGACCTGCTGTGCGCATTGGCAGAGCAGCACGCAAACGGCGCATCACTGTCTGATCTGGCCGCTCCGCTCGGAATTGGCAAAGAACGGCTGAGACAGGTGCTGGCAAAGCACTCAAGACGAACGCGAACTGCCAGCAAGAGCCGCTTGCAAGACAACCCGGAGGAGTGACAACCATGACCGACCAAGCAATCGAGCAGGAAATCCAAGCCAAAGGACTGACGGCGCCGCGCATCACGCCGGCAGACATTGAGCAGAACATCGCCAGTGAGCACTTTTTCACGGCGGCGCATGGCGCGGCAGTGGCGCCTTACGACACGGGGTTTTTCGGGGGCGAAGGCGACAGAGGTGAAGCGAAGCAGCAGGAAATTCCGCAATCCCTTGGCCTGCTGACCTTCTGCGTGCTGGTACTGCGCAACGGCTTCACAGTGACAGGAGAGAGCGCATGCGCCAGCCCTGAGAACTTCGACGCCGAGCTGGGCCGCAAGATCGCCAGACAGAACGCAGTGGCGAAGGTCTGGCCGCTGATGGGCTACGAGCTGAAGTGCCGGCTGGCGCAATAACAAAAGCCGCCTGAAAGAAACCCCCTTTCCGCTACGGTTTGGGGGTTTTATTTTGCCCGCCGATCACCGCCACACGCTGCGCCCCCTGTAGAGTTTGCCGGCCCCAGGCCGCGCCGACACCATCGCCGGCATGACTACCAAACTCAAAGTAACGCCAAAATCAAAGCCAGCAGCAAAAAAAGCTGCGGGCGGGTCTGTGTCTGCGATTTACGCGCTGCATGATCCGTGTACCGGCGAAATACGTTACATCGGCAAGGCCAACGATCCTGATGCAAGGCTGAAATCTCACATGCGTGACTCTCTAAGGCGGAACACTCCGGTCTACTGCTGGATCAAGAAGCTGCTGGATGCTCAATCTCGGCCGGTTATGCGCGTCATGGAGTGGACTAGCGACTGGCAGGAGGCGGAGAAACGCCTGATCGCCGAATACCGCATCGCCGGGGCGAGGCTTCTTAATCTTGCAGATGGCGGCAATGAGCCAGCATGCAGCCGGCATGTCAGGGCCAGTAATGGCGTAAAGGTTGCGCGCGGGCGCGACAAGGATGTGTGGGCGTTAACTCGTCGCATGGGAGAGCTGCTCAGATGGCTGCAAACCAACGGCAGAATTGAGAAGGCCGAGCAGATGATGATGACAATCAATCTGTTTGGCTTAATGTCCGCCACCGAAAAGAAGCGCATGGCGATAGCCTGCTCCGGAAGATTGGAGTCTATCAATGACAGCATCTAAGCCAAGCAAAGCCGCCCCAGCTCTTCCAGCCAAGAAGAAAGCCGCAAAGGCCGCGACTGCGCAAAAGCCACTACGCCCATCTGCAAAACTGGACAAGCTGGGTATCGAATGGGTTTGTGAGCGCATTGCTTGCGCAGAAAGCATGACAAGCATTGCCGGATCGGCTGGCGTTTCATTTGGCACTCTGTCCGCATGGCTTGAGCTTGTTCCTGAGCGTTCCGCGCGCGCACGCGAAGCGCGCCGCTCAGTCGCTCGGTTTTGGGACGAGAAGGCCGAGATTGAAATTGCGTCCGCAGGTGATCCGTTCGAACTGTCGAAGGCCAAGGAAATGGCCAGCCATTACCGCTGGCGCGCATCAAAGATCGCCCCAAAAGATTACGGCGACAAGCTGGCCGTCGGCGGCGCTGACGACCTGCCACCGATTGAAATGGCCAAGAAGCTGACCGATGCCGAGCGCGCCGTGCGACTTTCGCGCCTGCTCAACGACAGCCCAGAGGTCATGGCCGCACTGGTCGGCGCACTGAAGGGCGGCAAGAAGGCATGAGTGCTGCGCAGCGGATAACGACCGGCGACATGCTGGCGCTTATTGCGCAGCTCGACCCTGAGACAAAGGCCGAACTCGACAAGATCGTGATGGCTGGTGATGCGCCGCTATGGGTGGCGCAGGACGGCCCCCAGCTGGCCGCCTATATGTCGCCAGCCGACATAATCTTTTACGGCGGCGCTGCAGGAGGCGGAAAGACCGACCTGCTGCTGGGCCTGGCGCTCACGTCACAGGATCACTCGATCATCTTCCGGCGCGAGGCTGTCCAGCTGATCGGCATCGAAGAGCGCATGTCCACCATTCTCGGCACGCGCAAGGGCTATAACTCGCAAACTGGCGTCTGGCGCCTGCCCGGTGATCGCGTCATGGAGCTGGGCAGCGTCAAGGAGCCGGACGACTGGATGAAGTATCAAGGTCGAGCGCATGACGCAAAGCTGTTCGACGAGATTTGCCACTTCACTGAAGCCCAGTTCCGCACCCTGATCGGCTGGCTGCGCACCGACAAGCCCGAGATCCGGCAGCGCGTGGTGTGCGCAGGCAACCCGCCGACCACCGCAGAAGGCGAGTGGGTCAAGCGGTACTGGGCGCCCTGGCTCGACCCGCAGCACCCGAACCCGGCCAAGCCCGGCGAGCTGCGCTGGTATGTGACCAGCGAAAAGGGCGAGGATCAGGAGGTTCCTGGGCCGGAGCCAGTGATGGTTGGCGATGACATGATGCTGCCAAAGAGCCGCACATTCATCCCGTCGAGCGTGGACGACAACCTTTTCCTGCTGTCCACCGGCTACAAGGCCACACTTCAGTCACTGCCAGAGCCGCTGCGCAGTCAGATGCTGCGCGGCGACTTCAACGCTGGCGTAGCAGATCCAGCCTGGCAGGTCATCCCGACCGAGTGGGTCAAGGCTGCACAGGCTCGATGGAAGGAGCGCGAGGCAAAAGGCCCGATGACCGCGCTCGGCTTCGACCCTGCGCGTGGCGGCATCGACAAGTCATCCGTGGCGCGCCGGCATGGCCAGTGGTTCGACCAGATCATCACAGTCCCTGGCATCGCAACCAAGGATGGCCCGTCAGCAGCCGGCTTTGTCGTCCCATTGGTGCGCGACGGCGCCTGCATTTGCGTGGACAGCATCGGCATAGGCTCCAGTGCTCTGGATTTCATCACAGGGCTGAATCTGAACGTATTTGCCGTCAATGGCAGCGCCGCAACCGGCCAGGTCACGAAGGCCGGCAATCTGCGCTACCGCAACCTGCGTGCAGAAATGTACTGGAAGCTGCGCGAAGCACTTGATCCAACCTCGCCAGACCCGATTGCGCTGCCGCCAGACTCCGAACTGCTCGGCGACCTCACCGCCGTCAGATACAAGGTGGTCATGCTCGGCAAGGTGGTGGCGATCCAGATGCACGACAAGGACGAAATCAGGAAGCTGCTAGGCCGCAGCCCAGACAAGGGCGACTCTGTTGCCATGACGTTTGTGACCGGAATACCAGCATCCAACTCCACCCGCAGCGAATACAGCGAAGCACCGCCGCCCGACTGGCGCACATGAGGACATAGACGATGGACGCCACAGCAATCAAGCAGCACACGGCACAGGGCGACGATCTGGCGCTTTCGCTGGAGGAATACGCCGAGTACATGGAGGAAATCGAAGAGCAGCCAACCTGGCGCGCCACGGCCGACAAGGAAATGGACTATGCCGATGGCAACCAGCTCGCCAGTGATCTGCTGGCCCGGCAGCAGGCGCTCGGCATCCCGCCTGCAGTCGAGGATCTGATTGGGCCGGCGCTGCTGTCGATTCAGGGCTACGAGGCGACCATCCGCACCGACTGGCGCGTGACCCCGGACGGCGAGACTGGCGGTCAGGACGTGGCCGATGCGCTCAACTACAAGCTGAATCAGGCTGAGCGGCACTCCAAGGCCGACCGCGCATGCAGCGAGGCCTTCCGCCCGCAGATCGCCATCGGCCTGGGCTGGGTAGAGGTCAAGCGCGAGTCTGACCCGTTCAAGTACCCGTACCGCTGCACGCATGTTCACAGGTCGGAGATTCACTGGGACTACGCCTCGACCGAGCCAGACCTGAGTGATGCGCGCTACCTGCGCCGCCAGCGGTGGCTGACACCTCGCCGAATCGCGCTGGTTTTCCCGCAGCACAAGGATCTGATCATGTCCATCGACCGGCACGGCCCGAGTTGGTGGGCTGAGCAGGCTATCGAGACAGTGGACGGCGGATCATCGACCGGACTGCGCAACGCTTGGGCCGAGGCGCGCAGCAACACCATTCAGGAGGATCGCTGGTACAACCCGACCAGCAAGACGGTCTGCCTGGCCGAGGTCTGGTATCGCCGCTGGGTGGACGTGGCGCTGATAAAGAGTCCCGACGGCCGGATTGTCGAGTACGACGAGAGCAACCTTGCGCACAACGTCGCGGTAGCGAGCGGCACCGTCGAGTATTCGCGTGCCGTGGTGTGCCGAGTGCGCCGCAGCTACTGGCTCGGCCCACACCTTTTGCACGATGGAAAGACCCCGTACAGCCACAACCACTTCCCCTATGTCCCGTTCTGGGGCTTCCGCGAGGACTCGACCGGCCGCCCCTATGGCTATGTCAGAGGCATGATCTACCCGCAGGACAGCCTCAACTCAGGCATCAGCAAGCTGCGCTGGGGCATGGCAGTGGCCCGCACCGAGCGCACCAAGGGCGCCGTCGCCATGACTGACGCCCAGTTCCGGCAGACCGTGGGCCGAGTGGACGCTGACATTGTGCTCGATCCAACAGCAATGGCTCAGCCAGGCGCCCGATTTGAGGTCAAGCGTGACTTCCAGCTCAACGCCCAGCACTTCCAGATGATTCAGGACAACCGCTCAGCCATCGAACGAGTGAGCGCTGTCACCAACGGCTTCATGGGCAAGCAGGGCACCGCGACCAGCGGATTGCAGGAGCAGACGCAGGTAGAGCAGAGCAATCAGAGCCTGGCCCGGGTCATGGACAACTTTCGTGCCGCCCGCTCGATGGTCGGCGAGCTGCTGCTGTCGATGATCGTCGATGACCTGGGCGACAAGCCGCACACCATCCTGATCGAGGGCGATGCCGTGCGCGAGGATCGCATGGTCGTCATCAACAAGCCGGAGGTGGATCAGACCGGCTACAGCTACCTGAGCAACGATCTGCAGCGCACCCGGCTCAAAGTGGCGCTGGAGGACGTACCGAGCACCGCCAGCTATCGCGGCCAGCAGCTCAATGCCATGTCGGAGGCGGTCAAGTCGCTGCCTGCGCAGTATCAGGCTGCAATGCTCCCGTTCATGGTCAGCCTCATGGATGTGCCGTTCAAAAAGGATGTGGTCGAGGCCATCCGTGCAGCAGCAGAGCAAGGCTCACCCGAGGAAATCGAGAAGCGCATCAAGCAAGAGGTCGAGCAGGCGCTCAAGCTGTCCGGCCTGGAGGTCAAGGAGCGCGAGATTGCCATCAAGGAGAGCAAGGCCAAGAGCGAAATCAGCGAAATCAATGCGCGAGCAGTGCAGATCGGCGTTCAGGCGGCCTACTCGGCCATGCAGGGCGGCGCTCAGGTCGCAGCAATGCCGCAAATCGCACCGATTGCCGACGCAATCATGCAGGGCGCCGGCTACCAGCTGCCCAATCCGGCCGGCGTAGATCCGAATTTCCCGCAGCCGCAAGGCCTCATGCCGCCGCAAGGCATGCCGCCAGTCCAGCAGAACACCAGCCCGGCGTTCCCGCCCGTTCCGCAGCAGGGCGGCTCGCCAATGGCCGGCATCGAGACACCAGCAACGGATGACAACCTGCAAGGAGTCGCGCAATGAGGGTGCTGATCGCAATCGACCAGCTGTTCAACACCGTATTTGCAGGCTGGCCCGACGAAACACTGTCGGCCCGGGCGTACCGGATGAACCTGAAGGATCGAGTGAAGCTGCGCTGGGTGGTCGCAATGATCGTCATCGACGGCCTGTTTTTCTGGGATCAGCAGCATTGCAAGGAGTCATACCACAGTGAGCGACTGCGCCGGCAGCTGCCGCCCGAGTACCGCGACCCCCTGTAGAGTTCGCGCCCCGGCGCGCCCGGCCCGAAACTCCGGCCATCCACCGCACAAACAGAGACTGCCATGCAGAGCACGCGCACAGACGACTGGTCAAAGGGAGCGAATAACGTGTCCCGGCCTGATCGCCTGCCCGCAAACTTCGTGCGGCAGCTGGTTAATCTCGATCCATCCCCGGGCGGCCGGCTGCAGATGCGCGCCCAGTTCAGCCAGGTCGCGCCTGCAGCAGACATGCGCCTGGCTGTAGGTGCGACTGGCAAGGTCGTCTATGTGGACGGCGGCACTGTCGGCTGCTACCTGCTCGCAACCGACGCGACACAGCAGATAGGCAGCATTGCCGCGACCGGCCCGATTGCCGGCGTCGAGCACAACGGTCAGGTCTACATATCCACCCAGACAGACAGCATTCGCGTCGATGGCGAGACAGTGAAGGCCTGGGCCATCCATGCGCCTCAGTTCTCCGTCGAGGTTATCGCCGGGTCGCTGCCGGCCGGCATCTACAAGTTCGCAGTCACCGCCACAGGTGACGACGGCGAAGAGTCTGGCGCCGATCCGCTGATTGTCCGGCTCGACGGTACGCAGGCCGTGCGCCTCACCTCAACCGATGCCCGGCCGCTGCGCACCTACGCCACCGTCAATGACGGCGCCACCCTGTTCAGCCAGGGGCCGCTGATCGGCGGCTCGATGGCGATCACCTTGGTCGATGACTCGCGTGAGCGCCTGACAACCTCCGGGCTGGTCGGCATGCCGCACTGCTCGATGATGGTCAGTTACCGCTCGATCATCGTCGGCGTCAGTGGCGACTACCTCGTATTCAGCGTGCCAATGCTTCCGCATTTGATGGATTCAGTGGCCGGATTCGTGCGCTACGCGAAAAGTCCGGCGCTAATCGCGGCCACCGATGGCGGAATTTATGTGGTGGCGGATGACAAGACCTACTTCGTCACCGATCTGGACAGCGACAAGCCATCCAGCCGGATGGTGCTCGACCTGGGCGCCACCAGCGGCACAGCAGTCACGCTGCCGGATGGTCGCGCTGCATGGTTCACCCGCTACGGGCAAGCCATCGGCGACCAAGCCGGCAACATCACACTGCCAAACCGCGACACCTACGCACCAGACCTCGCCGCAAACGGGGCGTCCGGCCTGCTGGAGCACAACGGCTGCTCGATGGTCGTCACCACAATGCGCGGCCCGGCCTCGCCCAACAATATCGCAACCGGCGATTTTGCCGACTTGGAGACAGAATGAACGAGAACATCGACGGCCTGAAGATCCTCGGATTCAGGCATGAGCTGGAAATCATCGAGATAGCCACCGGGCGCGTGGTGGAGCGGGAAGTCAAACTCAACCGCATCCCCCAGGCCGGCATCGACTTCCTGATTCAGGCGCCATTCGGCGACGTGCCGCCCGTTGCGACGTGGTATTGCGCGCTGTTCCGCAACAACGTGCTGCCTGACGCCAACACCTCGGCCGCCGACCTGCCCAGCGTGCTCGGTGAATTCGTGGATTACAGCGAGGCAACCCGGCCGCTGTTCGTGCGTGCATACAACAGCGCAGGGCTGATGGACAACGCAGCCAGCAAGGCCATCTTCACGCCGACCGCCGACCGAAGCATCTACGGCTCCGTGATTGTGTCCAACCCGGTCAAGGGATCGAACACCGGCCTTGTGCTGTCTGCCGTGCGGTTCTCGACCGTGAAGCAAGTGTCTGCCGGGCTGGAGGCGAAACTCGTCTGCGGCCTCACCTACATCCCAACCAACGTAATTTAAGGGGGTCACATGACCGTAAAACTCAGCACCGGCTTCCGTGTCGGTCAAGCAATCACCTCGTCCATGAAAGTGCTGCTCGATGGCGGCCTTGTCAGGATTTACTCGGGCACTGTGCCGGAAACCGCCGATGCTGCCCTCGGCGGCGCCACCCTGCTCTGCGAAATCAGCGACGGCGGCACTGGCGATCCGCTGAACTGGGAAGCGACCGCGCCGGGCGGAGTGCTGTCCAAGGCCGTGTCCGAAAACTGGACTGGCAACAACGTGCTCGGCGGCACCCCAACCTTCTTCCGCTATGTGAAGGTTGCCGACACTGGCGATGCCAGCACCACAGCCGTGCGCATACAGGGCACTGCAGGCGCGCTCGGCAGTGATATGTACATCAGCACCCTGCCACTGGTACTTGCTGCTCCGCAGTCGTTCTCGCTGTTCCAGCTCGCCATCCCTGAGCAATAAGTCATGGCCAACCGCATAGGCAAGCTGCCTAAGCTGGTCTATGTGCCGGCCGTGGCACCCATTGCAGCGAGAGCTGCCTACTGCGTCAATGTGACGACATACCTGCCGTATGCCGAGGCTCCAAGAAAAGCCGACAAGATACTGACCGAGGACGACCCAGAGCTGTCGTGGGTGGACTACGCAGATGACCCTTCGGAGGCATACATACGGTACACATACGGCTACTACCCGTATGCGCCTGCAACGATCACCAACAGGATCTGTTACCCGGCAATAACAGGCCGTTCCGGCTCACCGTCGCGCATCGACGTGCTCGACAGCTTCAGCTGGGACGCTGGCGCGAGGTCTATCGCGCCGATTCCTGAATCCGGATACTTCAGGGCAGAGCTGCCGTTCTCGCCAATTGGCACGCAGTTCGGGTTCAGCTACCGGGGCTTTGCCAGCTCCGGGCTGCCAGAAATGACGCACAGCCTTGTAGCGAGGCGGGCCTTTTACACCATCGTCGAGAGCGGTGTCGTTGTTCATGGCCCTGCTGCGCTGCCGGCTTCTGCCCAGGTTGAGTTGCGCCGCACATCTGGAGTGGTGTCGTATCGCATCAACGGAACCGAAGTCTACGAGTCAGGCACGCTATCGTCCGGCGAAACCTACGGCGCCGCCTTGCTGTACTCGACGGGCGACTTTGCTGACTCACCAGAGATAGGCGAGGTCGAGGTTCCGATTGCGTTTGCTGCCGAGTTTCCCGGGCTGGTCGCAGCCATCAGTGACGTGGCCGACTACAGCGCCGCGCTGCTTGAGGCGCCGACGCTGCTTGTCATCGCAGTGCTGGACGCAGTTGAGGGCGACATGCAGTTCTCCGGCGTGCTCCCGGCCATGCGTGCCGGCATCAGCTCGACCGGCAGCGCCGCCTGGGTGAATGAATCGCTTCCAGCTCTGTCGCTCAGGGCCAGCCTTGGTGTGATTGAAGAGATACCCAGCCACTTCATTGCGGCACTGCCGCCGCCGATCTTCTCCGCCTCGCTGCACACTGGCGCAGAGCTGTCGCTATCCATCAGCCTGCGGCCTGCGTTTGTTGCATCCGACGACCCCAGCTATTCGTTCGTTGATTCTGAACTGTCGATGACCAGGCTGATAAGGGCGCTGGAGCCATACCTGCCAGCCGACGAGATTGATGGCAGCGAGGGAATCGTTGCGCGTGACGTGCACACCCTTGAATCAGCCATGCTGCTGGTCGGTCTTGACTCGCTTGAGGTCGGCGGCACAGCCAGCATCACTATCATCCTTGAGCTGGCCGGGATGGATTCGCTCAGCCTGAGCGATGAAATGACGCTTGGCTCCATCGTTGAAATGCTGGCCATCGAGCAGGTTTCGATAATGAGCCACGCAGGTGCGGCCCGGCAGCAGGCGCTGCAGTATTCCGTCAACTACCTGACCGGCGCCCTGACAACCTATCAGGACTTCGATTTCACCGGCTTCACTCACCACGAAGGCGCAGCATTCGCATGGCGCGCAGACGGCCTGTACCGCCTCGGCACTGAAGGCGAAGAGACAATGCGCCTGCTGGCCGACTTCGGCGCGACCGATTACGGCGAGGCGAAGATCAAGCACGCAGTCACCGGCTTCGTCGGGGTGCGCGCAGACGGCCAGTGCTACCTGCGCATCGCTGCAGATGACGGCATCGAGCGGGTCTACAGCCTGGCCGGCACCGGCAACCAGCGGCGGGCCAGGCTCGCCAAGGGTGTCGAGAGCAGATTCTGGAACGTGAGGCTTGAGCTGGAAGATGCCTCGTTCGCAACGATAGATAACATCGAGCTGGAAGTCGGTGTGGCCCAGCGCCGCAGCGCCAGCAGGAGATTCTGATATGCCGGGCACCATCGACGACAACATTGACAAGCTGTTCGACTTTGCCGACGCAGCGGCCAAGGACGCCAAGGAGCTGGCCAACAGGATCAGCACTTTCATTCCGAACATCGAGAAGGGCGACCTGAACTACATCGACAAAGTGCCGGACATGGCCAAGCCGCTGGCGCTGGGTGACATTCTGCAGTCGGACAACAGCAGCGAAACGCTGGAGTTCATCAATGCCGAGACAGAGGCACTGATCGACAAGTATTTCCCCGAGATAAACGGCTGCCTGCGCTACACGCCGGAGCAGTGGCTGTGCGGGATCATCACCGGACAGGAGCCGTTCGGGCTGAGCAAGGAGGTTTTCGAGGCCGTCTGGCACGAGAGCCGCGACCGCGAGTACCGCGCACGCAACAGTGCGGTTGAGCAGATCCGCTCGGAGTTCTCGCAGCGCGGATTCAGGACGCCTCCGGGCGCCATGATAAAGGCCGTTATGCTGGCGGAAGAGCGCGCATCCGATGCAATCGGCGAGGTGAATCGTGCGCAGACCGTGCGCAACGCCGAGATAAAGCTCGACCTGCTGAAGTTCGCAGAAGAGCAGGCCATCCGGCTGAAGCTCGGCATCTTCCAGGCGATCAGCACCTATTACCGGGTTCTGATGGATCTGCCGAACAAGGACGTGGAGGCCAGTCGCATGAAGGTCGCCGCCTACGCATCGTTCAATGAGTCAATGTCCAGCTACTACCGAGTCCAGCTTGGTTTTGAAGAGCTGCGCCTGAATGCCGCGAAGCTGCGCATGGACGGCAAGCTGGACGAGTCGCGTATCAGGGTGGCATCGCTCGACGGCTCGCGTAACGCAGCCCTTGGTCAAGCCACTCGCGCATTCGCAGACGTTGCCGCCCAGGCCGCAGGCTCTGCAGGAACGATCAACGCGAACATCGTCACCGGATAATCTGGAGAGCAACCAATGCCACTGCCAGCGGGATCATTCGCCTACAGCGTGCGGCACACCGTCTGGGTGCCATCCTACGTCGATACAAAAAAGGTTTATCTGGACGTGCTGGGCTTGGCACGCGAGTGCCCGCCGCAGATTAACCCTGAATTTGTGCTCGGGTTTACAACGGATCACGCCTATCTGTGGTTCGGCAGCGACACGAAGCTGTGGCGCTGGAATCTTGATACTGATGAGGTCACAGAGCATTCAGCTACGCTGGGCACGGTAATCGTGCCTTCGACCGAGGTTGCGTATAAGTTCTTCGACGCACCGAGAGACAGACTGCTTACATCTGCAGGCCTAGTTGACCTGAACACCCTGAGCGTGTCGGCGGCCGCAATCAATCGCGTCCAGTATCTGCGCGATGTTTCATGGTCGCGTGACGGCTCTAAGTTCTACGCCGTTTACAGTTCGTCGCCGTTCATGCGCGAGTACGACACAGAGACATGGGTTTCGGTAGACAATCCGAGAGGATTTACGGCAGATACCACCAGGATCGTTTTTTCGCCTAGCGGCGACATGGTTACTATTTCTGGCGGCATTAACTATTACTGGATAACAACTTATTCGTACCCCGACTGGGTTGGCCTGCATTACGTCAACCATTTTTTTGGAGAGTATTACGCCGCCGAGTATTCGCCAGACGGGCAGTTACTCGCCATGTGGTATCCAGAGGGCAGCTCAGATCAGCGAGCTGGCGGTGATCCTGCGCGTGACGCCTTCCGCCTTTACTCGCTCCCCGGCCTGTCATTGCTACCGAGGCTTCCGCTTGACCCTGGATACAGCTATTGGGGCCGGTTCACTGGAAATGACAACGAGGTTGCCTTTGAGGGAAACGCTTACGAGGCAGACGGGCTTTCAGGCCAGGATACGCGCATGTTCGACGTGGATACTGGCGTGATGACGAGATCCATAATCGGGCGCATCACAAGCCTTGTAAGATCGCCGCCGCCGCCAGTCGAGGTCTATCAGTTCTGGACTTCCCGCACCAAGTCTTTCGAGGTGATCTGATGACGATTATCGCCACCGATTACAGTGGCGTGGCGCCGAGATTCTGGACAAACCGCATCCGCACGCAGGAAGCCTCCTGATGGCGATGATCTTTCGCCCGACAAGCGCTGCCGCTGTGCGAACAAGGGTGTTTGCTGGGCGGCTGGCTGCAAGGATTCGCCGCCTGAAATCGGGGGTGGCGCATGCAGTGCATGGCATCTTTCTGCTGCGGGCTGTGAAGAGAGGCGGTAACGAGATTGTTACCGTCATTGAAACCCCCACATTCGTGTGCTCGGCGACAGGAGTTGCTCGATTCCTTGGTGTGCCATCCAACCGAAATGTATTGGTGACGTTCGACGCTTACCGGGTAACGGACTTGGGCGCCCTTTTGTCAGGCGAGCAGAAACTAAACGATGGTGGCGCGCTGATGCCGGCCGGCTCTGTTGACATGACCCGCTCGTCGATGCCGAACGGAACGCGAATGCAGGTCGGCGAGCTGCCCCCTTGGAGCGCCGGGCGACCCCACGACCTCACCCCTGATGTTGGGATGCAGTCTTTCAGTCGCGGGTCTATGGTTGCGTGCGTGCCATTGCCGTTGTCCGGGCATTGGTCAAACCATGTGTACTCCATGCTCGTTTTCCGGTGTACGCCGCAAATGCCGCTCGTTGCCGCGCAGAAAGATGACCCGAACTTTGTCATCCCCGAAGGGTGGCACGCCGGAACGCCGACGGGGACTGACGAGCCTGCCACCACCCTGTCCAAGCTGACCGCGATAGAGTTCAGCCAGGCCGCGATAGGTATCTTCGCGCCGGTAAAGATAGGCGCAGGTTCAGCTATAGGTGTGGCAGAGTGGGTGGAGCCAGACGGCAGCGCAATAGGCGGCGTCTGTTCTCTTGCCGTCTTAGATCCTTCATACGTCGGAGAAGCGCCGTCTACTGGAATTAAATCGGAGCAGATAAAGTATTTCGGCTACAGCGTTACGCTCGATACGAGCGACCCAGATGCCGTAGCGGTCGGTGCTGTTCCGTGGAGCACCACGCTGACGATTGGCGATATAGCCGGCGAGCCAACCAGCATCCCAGCATACGCATCTGGGTACGACCCCACGTTCACCTACTACGGTAACGGGTATTCCTCCAGCCCGCGCCCTGCCTTCCCGATAGAGTATTCCGCCGCCCCATACCTTGTGACCAGCGGCGCGCTCGCTGATCTTCAAATCAGTGATAACGGACTGCTCGGGCTGCCGCGCTCCGTATTCCCTGACGCAGCAGCGACCGCGACGGGCATTGTGCGAATTAAGGTGCCGACTGCTGGAGGGCCGGTGACGCTCCCCGGAAGCAAGGCGGGGGATGGGCTTGGCGCGCCGGCTGTGTGGACTACGCTATCTACAGTGGAGTTCACATACAACCGTGTTTTGACCGTGCTGGTTCGCGCCGGGGCAGAAGGCGTGAGCGGTCAGGTGCTGTATGAGTACCATCAAGACCTATACAACCACCACGACGACCTGTTTGAAAAGATATGGGTGCCGTACAACGCCGTTTACGACGCAGAGGGCAGCCAGTCCCTTGTGAGCGCGCGAATAACGCGGCGGTGGGAGATAGACCCGCCGAGGCATGTGTTCGATAACCCCGCCCTCCCGTTGCTGCCTACCACCAAGTCTGCTATCAGGCCCACCCGCTACTTCCAAAATGCCAACGAGGTAGACTTTGTTTTAGTGCGCGACAACGGCGCAATTGTTAGCCTGAGCTTCGGCGCATACATGCCGTGGGTGTTTAACAGCCGAAGGTACACTTCAACCGACCCGGATGACTCTGGGCGGCTAGAGCATATAGCTGTCGGCGATCAGTTCTGGAACCGGCCGGCCTCAAAAAGGTCTGAACCTTTTTGTCAGTACAGCGACGGCACAATCGCTGTGCTACTGACGCCAAAGGCTGATTTTATGGCAACGCTGCGCCGTATATACATCGGAATCGTCGATGTTGCGTCCAGTACGCTGATACAAATTGGGCCGCAGCTGGCGCTTCTCAATTCAGATAACTGCCCTATCATCGCGCTGTCATGCCACGAGCGCGCAGTAGAAAACGTGGGCGCCCCTGGCATTGCCGCTCACGGAAAGCTGCTGCTGTCAGTTAATAGTGGGGGCGGGCTGTTTTGTATATCGGATATTGAAACCCTAGCGTGGCTTGACGACGGGGCTTTTTGGGATGTTGAGCATTACATTGGAAACCCACTCGCCCCCGCCGACATAGGCGAGAAAATGAAGCTGGACTGGTGAGCGGAGCGTCAATCAGTCCGACCTGACCCCCTGTAGAGTTCGACCAGCGCAAAGCCCCGCAACACCATAAGCCCCACAAACAAGCGGGGCACCCTCATGTACGGCATTCGTGACAAGCATTCTCAGCAGG